CTATTTTACACGCAATTTTTGTCCGACAAGAATCAAGTCGGGATTTTTAATGTTATTCAGCTTCACTAAGTTTTGCACTGATGTATTGTATCGTTTCGCAATCGCAGTGAGCGTATCGCCTTTCTGCACGATATAAATTTGAGGTTTTTCTTTTTTGGCTGCAACTGCAGATTTCACCGGTTTCTTATTTCCGACTTTATCGTACTTCGTAAGATCGTACTTTTCGATAATACTAATCAACTTTGACGCATAGTTCGGGTCGGTTGCATAACCGCACTCCTGGACCTTTTTGCAAGCTATCACATAGTTAGTTTCGCCGATGATCGGTTTATATTTATTGCGATCCCAGCTGACGCCATTCACGTACAACTTTGCTAAATCATCAAGGCTCTCGAACCACGAAGGATACTTCCGGAATGCTGCGTCTGTTTGATATGCTTTGCCCCCTCTATATTCTGTGGTTTTCATCGTCACCGATTGGCCGTTGTAGCTTCCCTTGACCCCAAAAAGGTTTTTCCCTTTTTGAGCTAGACCACTTTGTCCAAAGTTAGACTCGAGGCAAGCTTGAGCGATCACCAATGAAGCAAGAATTCTATACTTCTCTTGAATCCGTTGCGCAAAAGGCGCGATTTCTCTAATGAAATCATTCATCGTGTTTCCTCCTTTGTTTTTTTCTCTTTCCCTTTCAATATTTCAATCGCTGACTGAAGTTTTTCCGGAACTGGCACCCCTATTCTCCCTGCATTCTCAAGAATTGATACCAGTTCGTTTGCGCAATAAAAAAATATCGTTGCATCTCTAAACATGTGATTTGTTCCAATCGCTGTATCAACGAGATGTCCAACCGCAACCATGACAAAAATCATGAGCTTCTTCATGATTCCACGGAAGCCAACACGACTAGAAAGTTTTCCTTCCACAGCACTTGCTAAAAAGCCGGTAACATAATCAATAATAGCGAACGCAAGTAAGATTCCTAATAATATTGACCATCCACCAAAAAGAAAACCGACTACAGCCCCGATTGCAGCTGCACCGGCTTTGTAAACAATCTCGAATCGCTCCATCATTGTTAAAAAACCTCTCTTTCTGTAAAAAGGCATAAAAAATACGCCTCCGTTTTGGCGCTTGTTTTGTTGCGCAGTATCGTCCGAATATTCATTTCTGCAAGCTATTGACTACTTGCGTAACTACTTCTTTAAGGTTAAATAAATTAGGCACTTGATCGAGAGTATATGTGCCGTTTAGAACAAGGCTCACCCAAACTTTTACAAGACCGCTATTTTCAGTGAATACCATCTTACACCCCTCCTGTCATTGTAGTTAGTAATAATGTCAATTCCGCAATCGCTTGTTTAGTTTCCTCTAATTCTTCTGATAATGGTTTACGATAAACTGTCTCTTGCGGCTCGGTTGCGTTTGGGTCGGGATAACTAAATTCAAGCTGTTTTGTTTCAGGATTCACTCGATAACCGTTGCATTGCGCGAAATCCTGCGCGTATTGACCGAATTCAAGCTGAATAACGCCGACTGTATCGCGAACGCGCTGTTTTAACGCCTCATACATTTCAAAGTCTTGGTCGATGGTTGTTTCGGTCACAAAACCAATCTTTTCTCCTGTGTCTACAATTACATTTCCTGTTAATTTATCAAAATAAATTCTTCGCCCAATTTGTAACATATATTACCCCCCTTTTTTATTCGAAGGCGTACCATTTAATAGTTATACCCGGTCCACTAGCTTGACCCATAAACCCGTTACTCAAAAATGCTACATTACCATTAAAGTTAATCGCAAAATTAACACCATTCGAAAAAAGCTCACCTGAATGGTACGGCCACCATTTTGTTACGCCTATACTAATTCCCTGATTAGTTGCCGAATCTCCAATAGCAATAAAAAAGCTAGGAGTAAAGGATAGCCCAGTTACTTGAAATTTACCAGAACTATCAGATGTCACAGTACCACTAGCCCATTTTTTTCCCGTATTCACATTCGCAATCTTATCTGCTAATGCTTTTAATGATTCTGTTGTACTCGCTGACACACCTTTATTTGTTAGGTTTGTTGCCATTGTTCTTTTTATCACATCTATAAAATCTGCACGATATTGCTCAAGTGACTTCATTCCCATGATTAAGCCACCTCTACGCCGGAAATATAAACGTTGATTGCGTTCGCTGTTCCTGCTTGTACTGTGATTATTTCTGTTGCACTCATTACTAACGATAAATCAAGGACAACTGTATCGTTAGCCGCAACGGAATAGTTATAAACAACTTCAGTCCCTGCAATCGTAATTGTAATCGTTGCTGCACTACCAGTTTTGTTAGTAAGCACAATATTTTTTACGATTGTAGTTGTTGACGCAGGTACGGTATAAACAGTTGTGGAAGTCGTGCCAGCCGTTCCCTTATAAAGTCGTTTTGGAGTTGTCGCCAATTAAATCACTCCCATCCAATAGAGAATTTCCATGTCGTTAAATTTTTGCGCAGTATCAGCCGAATGTGCAGCAAGAGCGTCATTCACGTCTTTTACCGCACTAGGCGTGGCAGCCTCTGTTGTGCTTGTGCTGTTTGTAGAGGTATTTAACTTTACGATGCCGGCTTGCGTTGTGCTTGCGGTTGGTAACGACTGTTGTGGTAATTGCTCGGCTGGGATTTTCCCATCGGGTCCTAGCGTTGCTACCTTACTATCGATCTTATCCCAGTTGTCGTTGAGCATCGTTTGTATATTGAATGTATCATTCGCATCGGCAACCGGATCTTTTTTATATAAACCTAACCGTGGTGTATTACTTGCCACTAAAACGCACCTCCCGCAAATTTATTGAGCGTTGTTCCCTCTAATTGGGCGATTGTCATTACATTATGGATATCTCGGACTAGTAAATATGAAAACTCGAAGCTGATCGCCAAATGGGCTGGAATGATTTCTCGCAAGGCGTTCTGAATGTCAGTTAAATTACTTGGGACTCCAAGCCGGCTGACGAATTTAATCTTCACAGTATAAAGTGACGGCTGCTCGGTTACTTCGACTTCGCCGTTGTACCAAGATTCCGCCACATTACGGATAAGTGCAACCGTTACGGTTCCAATGCCCCGTAGCTTCGACTTCACAACACTCCGGCGTTGCTCTATCGGTTTGCTCTCGTCAGTTGGGATATCGCAAATACGTTCCCAATCGGCAAGCCCCCATGTCGCTGTATCAATCGCAAACTGTGCCAACACATCGGCAATAGATGTGACAAGATCACGAAATTCAGCGCCTTCTGTCTGAATAATCGCACGCGGTGATCGCAAGTGACGATAATATGTTGGCATGTAGCTAAACAGATCATTTTCAATATCCCGATCAGGAAATATTGTCATGAGAAAGTCACCGTTCCTTTAACCGCAACCTCGCCCTCAGCAACCATAACATTCGCGGAACTACCGTTGACAGTTAAGTTAGAGTAGTCAATAACGCTAGGACAATCAAGTAACAGGCTTGCCACCCTTGTGTATCGGACCACCGGATCCACAAAAGCTAGTGATTGTAAGTACTCAATCAGTAATGGTTCAAATTCGGTTTGTGCATCGGCCAGTGTTTTGCCTGCTACAAGTGTCAATGTTGCAGACACGTTAATAGGTACCTCAGTAGCACCGACAACTGTCACAGTTGCACCGATTGGACGAACATTTTCAATATGTGCAGCGACTTCATCAATCACTGATTGAGCAGGTGCTGTTTTGTCTGTGCCAATCAAAACAACCTTAACTGTACCAGGTCCATTCCAAACAGGATAAACCTTTGCATCTCCTACCCCAGCTACTTCCAACGCCCATTGTCGATAGTGGCCAATGTTCCCTGATGTAATCGGCTTGCGTACTCGATCATAATAACGGGCAAGCAGCGATTCATCGCTTTCCTCATCGACTCCATTTTCAAATGCCTTCGGGTTTGTTACACTTTCGACCCCATCGATGATATCAACCAAAACTGTAATGGCGTTGGCCGGGACATTTCCTGATGAACCGGCTGTCTCGGCCTCGACCAAGACCGAAACGGTTCCATTTTCCAAGATAGTCGCATCGCTAGTGGTATGAAAGAAGATTGGGATGCTGTCATCCGTGCTAATCCGCGTATTCGCAGGAATCAACGTTCCAGACAAGCCTGTGAATACTACCGTACCATTCGCTTTTTGTGCCGGTTTAGGCTCGATGCCAAAGTCTCTCACTCGAGCCAGTAGTATATCCCGAGGCACATCTTCGGACAAATATAACCAGTTAGTCACTAAATACAGTTGTTGATATGCACGTTCCAATTCAAGCGCCGCTGGGGCGAGCATGTCCCATATAACCGCCCCTTGACGTTTATCAAAATCGTCAGGGATCCGCGACAGCATTCGCTGCATAATCACCTCAAACGTCTGATCCTCAAACATTCACGCTCACCCCCTCTAGCGTCTTGCCGTTAGTCAAAGTGACGGTAAAGGTGACTTGCAGTTGATCACCATTGCGCTCAATGAGAAAGTTTGACGCGCTTTCGATCCGGTCATCATATTCAATCGCTTCTTTAACCAAGCGTGGAATTTCTTCTTCTAGGAGCTCGCTAGAAACGTTCTTGCCAATAATATCTTCTATCTCACAGCCATACTCATCGTCATAAATAAAAAAGCGCGAGCGAGCCGTCATAATCGCCTTTTGAATAAATTGCAAAACGGCCTCATCATCGTCGATGATCCCGCCCAATTCGCCTCTTTCAAAATCGATGCGATACGTTTTCGACGGGCTGATCACCACGGTTTCTGTTGCGTTATTCAACTCGTCAAGATTGACCGGAGCAAGAGTCATTCAAACATCACCGCCCGATCAATGATATAAAACACTTGGTCACGGTCGCTGGCTACGATGACGCGATCACCGACCTTCAGTTCGTCTTGATACTCAAGTTCTACTGTTGTGTCGCCATTGATTCTGACTTGCCGCTTATGTTTTGTTAAGTACTGAGCGATAATAACATCGTCTTTGTCCAGCTCGATTTTCATGTTATCGACTTGGATTTTGATATTAGGAGGTGGCGACGTCACCGTGGCCAGTTCAATGGATACGTCTTTGTTATATCCGTGTTGTCTCATCAGTTGAATTAATCGAACAGCACCGTTCCCCTCCATCATCACACCTCCTCGTAGGCCACCTCTGCTAAATTCGGGCTGCTACTAATGTTCAGCGACATCGTATGCACCCCGTTCTCGTAATGATGGGTGTCCGAGTTTACGTAATAGGTGCCGTTAATCCCAGTCATCTTGTTATAGACTTGGATCACGGATCCGGCCGTGATCTCGTTGAGCCCTAAAGATTCGAGAGTTATGTCTGTCGCGACCTTCCCCATATCTTGAAGCAGCTGATTAGCCAGTTTTTGCAGCTGCGCTTTATTCAACTTTTCATCAGCACGTTCTACATGTTGCATAATCCCATACTGTTTCGCTAGATTACTATTTTGGACAGTGACGGTCACAGGGTTTTTATCTGTGCCGCCGATTACCTTTACCTTTGTTTTTGTTTCTTCGATACTTTCGTTGACACTGATAGACAATAAATTTCGTCCACTCTCAATAATCAGTTTGGCGCTTGGGACTTTCATTTCTGCGAGAGTCAATTTCCCGAGGTTATTAAAAATAAAAAAACGCCTACCCGTATGCTTTCTGGTAGTCGTTAACGCAGTAAATAGCATTTCTGCTAATGTTTTTTCGCGAAAAATATGTTTCGGGATCACATACCCGGTATCGGCGATTGTGCCGACAGGAATTTTATATAGACCGCAAATATACTTTGCGATCTCGCTTGCTTTTTTCTTCGTGAATTTCATCGTATCAGCGTTTTTAATTAGGTATATGTTGGCGTCGTAACAAGTGAGCGCTCCTTCGCCAGCTTCATTTTTTCCTGTTGTGAAGAGAAAACCTCGAAAGAGTTCTTTATCATCGAAAAATCGGACAGTCTTCCCCTTTTGGAACGTCAATAACGGAGAAGACCCGTTTGCGGTATTGTGCAATGTGATTTTTAACGTACGCGCTACCTGCTGCAGATCACCGCTCCACTCTACACTTTTTACTAAACCGGTGATGTCGTAATCGTCGTAAATCACCATCATGGTATCACCAGCTTTTGGCCGGGATAAATGAGATTCGGATTTTTCCCGATCACTTTTTTGTTAGCATTATAAATAGTCGGCCACTTGCTTCCGTCGTTGTAAATACGCTTGGCGATAGCCCATAAACTATCTCCCTTTCTTACCACGTATATTTTCGGTTTATCTTCCTGCTTTGGTGGGCGCTGCGGCTTAGGCGGCGATTTAGGCGCAGATGGAGATAGTTTCTTCACTACTGGCATCCTGTACTCTTTGAGAGATATAGAAAACTGCACCTCTCCTGGACTGCCAGGCGGGCTCGGCCAGTACGCGAATTCCGGAATTAGCACTAATGTATTAATGTTTGCTGTGGTAACAATAAAACGGACCGGCTTTTCAGCATCCCGCCACTTCTCGATGACACTGATGAAATCATTAGGCGGGATAATCCGATTATGGACGCAATATGCAGGATCGTATTTAGCTGGTAAAAACGATTCGAAACGAAACTCTTTCAATCCTCTGTTTTTTGGGATCGTAACTTCCCCTAAATTATCGACTTCAATAACCTCGATTCCATAGGGGCTTGCTACTTCAAAAGACGAAGGGTTAACAGGCAACTGCAGATTTTCGCTGCCATAACGAAGCCAAAACTGCATTTTTACTTTCACGCCATTAACCCTCCTTCCTGTTCTAAGTATCTTGCCAGCTCTAATGCCAGCTTTTTAATGTCTGATTCATTGCGGATAATAAACTGATTGCCTGTGATGGTTACAGACGCACTACGCTGTCGTTTACTGTTTTCCATTTGTTTTACTTCTTGTTTAGTGAGAACTTTTTCACCTTCATGCAAAAGAGCCGGATAATTATCGCGAGGAATCACACCGCCAATAGCTTTCTTTTGAAACAGTCCATTGCCCCCCAGGAACTTTGGCAATCCGATCTTAATATTTCCGATGGATTTTAATTTATCAATAAATTTGGCAACACTTCCTATTAAACCATTAAACCAACTGGTAACAGGATGAATGAAATTTCCAACCTTTTCTTTTACTACATCCCATACTTCCAGGGATTTCTTTTTCACCTTATCCCAGTTCATCACCAACGCGACACCGGCTGCAATCAAGGCAGCAATCCCAACCGCCACCCATGTCATTGGGTTCGCAAGCATAGCGACGTTCAATCCTATTTGCGCAGCTGTCTGAGCTAAAGTTCCAGCTCGCCATGCTTTGAAAAGGGTAATGATCGTCTGCATGATTGTCAGCCCTGCAAACGCCGCTCTGAATGCAATGACGCCAGCTGTAAGAGCTACAATCGCTGTGGTAACCGTCTTAATATGTGGGGCAACTTTTGAAAATGCATTGACCATTTTAGCGCCGGCATCACCAAGTTTTTTACCGATATTTTCACTTGCTTTGACAAGTTTGTCCATCGTTTCTGGCTTGATCCCCTGAAGCATGTTATATCCGGCATCTTGCAGGCCGCTTTTTAGGTTTCCGACGATGGTGCTCGCTTTTCCCGCAGTAGATTGCGAAAGCTTTTGCGCGCCTCCGGCGAAAAACGGGCTTAATTTTTGGTTGGTCAGCGTGTTAAAGGCCTTTTGTGTTTCAGTTGCAGTAAGGTTATCTCTAGCGCCCTTACCAACGTATCCCTTAAACTCCTCAGCTGTTACCTTAAATCCAAATTCTTTTAGCCTCTCAAATTCTCCTGTCTTGGCATCGGCAAGAGCTTCGATCGCTTCAGAAAGGGTTTTTCCAGGCGTTAAAGCCGCCATATCCTCGGCGAGCTTTAACAACTTCATCGACTCTTGCGTATTCCCGCCAGCAATCCCTAGCGCCCGAACGCCGGCTTGGACGACTTCCCCGGTTTCAAAAGGCGTAGCGTTGGCGTTTTGGCGCAATGCTGACAAGTATTCTTGGGCCGATTTTTTCACTTGCTGCTGGCTCATTCCTTTGTTTTGAACGCCGATAAAATGTTCCATAGAGATCATGTATTTTTCGAGGTCGGCGCCGCTTTTTAGCGCTGCCGATACCCCTGTGGCTAGTGCTGTCCCCACTGCTGTTCCCAACATCAGCAAATGCTCTCTCGTTGTCACTGCCCGCTGCCGGACACGATCAATGGCATCTGCGAGCTTTTCTAGCCTTTCGTTTGCTTTTGCCGTTTCTACTCGCATTTCCCAGCGCTTTTTGGCACTTTCCTGCACCTTATCCATCGTTGCCTTTAGGCGCAGCATTTCATTTTTCAGTTTTTCATTCGATCGAATTACTTTTTCTATGTTTTTCGTGGCACTATCCTTTACGGATATTTCTGCTTCTAGCCGCTGGCCTCTTGCCACTTTCCTCACCTCACCATAACAGTGCCGGGCATGGCATGCTAGACAGAGCTTTTATTTTTTCATTTTCTTCTTCGACTTCAAGCTCGTAAAAGGCACGAATAATCGTCAGTTCTCCATAAGGGATTTGATAAAAGACGGACGGCCGTATCCCTTTCTTCTTCCAATACCAATACATCATTTGCACGTAGCCATTTTCCTTTACGGCTTTTTTACCTCTTCCACTGCCCCTTCTCCGAACCCGCTTAAATCGCTAATTTCGTTATACAGCCGGTCAATTTCGCCAGGCGTAAACAGTTTCTTAATGAGATCGTACGGCGTCGGGACTTTGTAATGCTCTAATAGCTCCTTGCGTTTTAGCTCCGGGGAGACAACACCTTTTAAGATCGTTTCAAGTTTAATCGTAAAAACGTCAATGTCCGCTTTATTTGAAATCGGGTCAAACTTCGTTGACATGTCTTGAATTTCCTCAAACTGCGTTTGCGTCAATGCCTTAATTTCAAATACCACCGGCTCGCCGGCCAGCTCGCTTAAACGCTTAATTTCCACCATTTTTTTCGGCAGCTCCAACTTTTCAGCGTCCATTTTCAGCAAAATATCAACCACATTACTCATCGATTTCCCTCCTTATGAAAAAAGCAGAAGGTTTCCCCTCTGCCTATTCGATATAGTCAATAAAATCAAAATTAGTAAAGGTGAATGGCTTTTCCTCTTGTACAATTTTCCCTGATTCCCAGTCAGCAAGCGTCAAATCGTCAAAGGTGCAACCCGTCAGCACTACCCGTTCCGCACCAAATGCCGCTGGATCCGCCAGTTTGCTCACGATCGTCATCGGCTCCAAAACGCCACGCTTTACTTGTTCCGCTACCTTACGTGTCAGCCTAGAATTGACTTTCGTAATGCGCAACGTCCCTTTGCCTTCCCATCCCATATACTTTTGACCTTGGCCGTTCGGCGCACCGCACATTGGTACTTTCTCCTTAATAAAATCAACCTTGGCTTGCAAACCATACGCTTCAGCAAACTTTTCCCCATCAATCCATACTTCCCCATGGGTACCGGAAATCGCACGTTCAGGAATCATCTTTTCCATCGATCAGCACCTCCTTAAATCAACACTTTCATATTGACATCCTCAATGGCATCGAGAGGGCGTAAACGGGAAAATATGAATACCTTATCCCTCGTATTAGCTTCCTTAATCTTTTGGTCCTTCATGGAATCTACGTTTACGCCAATCGATTTTAAGTAAGCACGCTGTTCCTCTAAGTCAATTTCTGCCCTATTTTTTCCTGTATCAAGCAGTCCATCAATCTCTAATTGCTCATAGTAAGCATTAATCGCTTGAATGAGCAGCACTTTATTATCGTAACTGTTGGCATATTTTCCAATGTATTTGTCCTCAATCGTCTTTCGAATATCCATGTAAATCAAATCGAGGATATCAACAATTTTAATTTTCTTGAAATCTTCCCCTTTGTCTTGAGTAGTCGTCACTAACGACGTTACGCCGCGGCCCACTTTTACTTTTTCGCCGTCATGATAGATAACAAATTCGCCATTGTCGATCGCTTCATTCAGTTGATCTTTTGTATAACTTTGTACGCTATCCACTTCCGGCAACGGCTGGAAGGTAGTTGAAATAGTCAACGGCGTTCCGGCGATCAACCCCGCAATCCGCGAACAATATTGGGCCGTTGTATATGTCGTTTCACCAACAACGATGTTATCAGTCGTGAAATTGATGATGTATTCCTTATCCGCTGCATGGTGTGGGAGAACTGCTTTAACCATTTTCCCATTAGCCCGTTGCAAACCGATCCATGTCGTGATTTTTGTCTTATCCGCCTCTTCGATTTCTGGAAAAGCGAAGTAATCGAACTTCACTGTTTCTAAATAATTTAACGCCGCATCTTGTGGCGTACCATTGGTTACTGTCGAATTCGGGTCATAAACATACACTACAACCTGATTTGGTGTCCGTTCGCCGCCGATAAAGGCAAGCTCAATTTGTTTTTTATTAGCATCGGATAATTCGGCCGGAATGTCAGTAATACTTGTTAAAATATGTGACCCTAGGGCCGCTGTATCCTTTAAAAGCAACGCAACAATTCCACGCTCGCCGCGTTGAATGGCCGTGGCTCCTAGTGTCTTAAACACGATATTTACTTGAGGTAGGCCCATTACAATACCTCCTTGTTATGGATGATTTCCTGCATCAGATCATGCTGCTCTGTATCTTTCAGCATCAAAATGAAGTCTAAATCAAGGAAAAAGTGGAGAATATCATCCACGATTTCAAATCTCCGATCAATGACGTTCACCGTCAGCCTGTCGAATGTAATTTTTTTAAACAAATCGTTCAACAAATCGGCCATTTCAATGTTTTTGGCGTTCGTTTCTTCCTCGGATAAATACTGAATATCGATGGTGATTTCCCTTTGCTGCATGGATTTGTTTAAATCCGAGAAATCGCCAGGCAAAACGGTAATAAAAAAACAAGGCTTTTTTAGGCCTTGTTCCACTTTTTCACCGTATATTTTATGGTCCGGAAAGGTTGCTTTTAACTTCCCGATAATCGCATCCCTTAGCGCTGTCATCATAGCGAGTTCAACACCTTGTCAAAGTGTTTCTTCAATCGGCGCGGGATTTGGCGCTTAATCCTCTTTACAGATACAGTCAACATGTAAAACCCCGGAGCATGCCCAACGGTTTTTTTGTTGATCACTACTTTGTGGCCATATTCTACAAAACGAGCATAAAATTCTTTATTGTACACGCTGATAATTAAGTCATCGCCTTCTCGCTTCAATTCACCAATTTCCCAGCCGCTTCTTAAAGTACCTTCATCTTTAGGCGTTCTTCTTTTTACTAAACGTAATAAGCTTTTAGCGACATCTAATAAATAATTTTCAAGCTCCTCAGGGAGATTTTCTTTTATAAAGAGAAACTGCTCCTCATACTTTTTGAAATTGTTCATTTTAATCTGGAACATTACGCTTCACCTTCCATTTCCGCTATCACCTCTTGGAAGGTATGGTATTTAAAATATTCCTTTACTGTGAATTGGAATGTTCCACCTCTGTGAACGGCCTCGATTTTGTCACCGATTTTTATATTTCGATGCGTTTCCATATGAATTTTATACATAAAACGGATGTTATGCGTTGTTTCTGTTTGTCTACTGTCACCGGAGTCGATTTTCACAAGCTCGCACGGAATGCTTTCCATGATTTTCACCGGTTGATGGACTGTCTCACCGCTTGGCAATTCAATTTCTTGCAGCCGTGAAACAGAACAGTGATCATTTAGGCTATGAACGTATCCAAGATTACAATCTAACACTAAATATCCCGGTTCACCGTCATCTACTGCCATGATGTCGTACCATTTCCCTTTGCAGACAGCTTTCATGAATGGCTTTACGTTTTTATTCGCCCGGATAATAATTTGAAATGACTTTTCCGGCTGTTGGTCGGTGAATTTATTCTTTTTAAAGCTTACTTGGCCCCAGAGCTTGAATCGCTCAATTAACTGCTCTTCTCCGTTTTCAAAAACAGTTTCGTAGAATGTTAGACGATCCTTTAGTTTCCCTGGGTTCATACGGTGCCACCTTCCTGCGGAGCATAGCAGTGTGAAAGCTGTGCCACCATACTTTCTACCATCTGCCTAACTTTTTCGCTTGCTTTGCCGACCATTTCCCTGTTTTCATACCAATCGGTAATAAGAACAAGGCAAAATAGTTTGGCAAGGTTATTGGTATTGTCAAATGTATTACCAGTAGCATTTTGTAAATATGTTTCGGCCGAGTTAATCAACATTAAGATTGTGTTATCCTCATCATTATGTTCAATGCGTAACCACTCTTTTGCTTCCTCCAAAGAAATAATCAAGTCTCACCACCCCATTAAGGGGATGGGGATCTTACTCCCCATCTTTTAATTTTTCTAACTCAGCAATCGCATTCTGTTTCCCTTTGACTTTTTCACCGTTCGGTAACTCGTAATAACCGCCGCCAATGTGTTTAATGTCATCTTCATCAACTTCATTTCCATTTTCGATTTCTTCGTCGCTTTCTTTTTCTATTTCTTTTCCAATGTATCCCCATTCTTGAAGGTATTTTGCTCTTTTTGCATCTTCTGTGAAGTATTCAGTACCTTTACCGAAGAGATCACCGGTATACTTATCACGGAAAGGTTTAATCACTTCATAACTCGGCAATTTCAACCACACCTTTCATTAGACTGTAGCCGTAACATCTAATTGGCCAAACACAGCAGCTCCTGTATCCCAGAATTTATAGTCATCACGCATAATCGTACGAAGGTTAGTTGTATCACGAATGAAAGCATCTCCGCCTTCTTTAGTACTTGCTAATTCGAAGAAGCGACGGTTGAACAATACAATCAATTGCTTCAGTTCGCCAATAATAAATGGTGCAAGTAATGTAGTAGTACCTTCTGTTTTTAAGAAACGATTCGATGCAACAACAACAGGACGTCCTTTAAATAGTTTGCGTCCTGGTTGAGTTGGGTCATCTTGCAATAAGTAACGCCCATTTGCATCTTTTTGCTCATCTAACCAATGGTATCCGTCTTGGTTGGTTAAGATAATGCTGTTTGCACTGATGGCTGGGTCCAGATCAACGTTAAGAACCTTTTTAATATCATCAAAGCTTGCTAATTGTTTCTTTGTCATAGTCTTTAATAGGTTGGTAATGTGATAATTTCGTGTGACAACAGCCTTTTTGCCAATCCAATTTGTCACGTAAGCAATGATGTTTTGGTCTGTATCAGCAAGCAATTCGTTCGTTAGAGGCAGAATGCCTGCACGTTTTTTCACTGCATAGCTAACAGGAATGAATTTTGGATTGTCGATTGTTTGAATTTCTCCGTATTCATCGACATCTTGAAACGGAACCATATCTTCATCTTTTTCAAGAACCCGCGATCCGCTAAGCGCAGTAACATTTTGAACGTTTACGTACTGGGAAAGATCGTTAAAATCCCGCATAAGCGTATAGATCGTCGTTTGAATGTCTTGAGGCAAAATAAGACCGGAATCTCCGTCTGCTTGTCCAACGACACCGCCAGTATGCATAACCGCTCTTTTCTCATACTCCTTAATAATGCTGCGTTCGTCAGACGATACAGGGCGACGGCGAATAGCTTTCATAAAAATTTGACGATATTCTTTCTCTAGTTCAGCATCTTCTTTCGTAATAGTACGATTCTCTCCGTCGATTGGTTGTCCTCCTCCAAGTCCGAGACCACCGCGCTCCTCTTCTTCTAGTTGGCGCTGCACTTCAATTTTCTTTTGCAACGCTCGGACATCTTCCATGCGTTTTTCCGCTTCATCTACTTTATCTTCGCCCAAAAGGGAACGGACTTCCGCTTTCATTTGTTCTAGTTTTTGTAACATCTCGCGCAATTCTTTGCTCATACACATTCAACCTCCTAATTTTTTGAAAATAAAAAAAAGAGCCGATTACATCAGCTCTAACTCGATGGCTAGTTTTCGTTTTTTGTATTCATTCGAAGCACGTTTTTGCTGCTCTCGGTATTCATCAAGTGACCGGACAGATACTTCATTAGCCGGATAAGCAGGGAAAGCAACCGGGGAAATTTCATACAATTCCGCATCCAAGATGGACCGCTTGTAAATTTTCTTTCCATCGCGATCGACTTGCGACCATTTGTCTTTCGTGACGCGCATGCCAAACGATACACCATCGACATCTCCCCGTTTAATCATCTCCCAGGCATCGTTGCCCACCGTGGTGTTCGGCAAATCCAGCTCAAATCGCAGCTCCTTCTCCGTGCTCTCAAGACGCAACGTTCCGCTTTTCGTGCTCCCGAGCACTTTAGACGTATCATGTGACCAAAGACCGACAACGCCACGTGTTTTTAAGCTCTCGTCAAACGCGCCGGCCGCAATTTCCTCGACGAACGTGTCGCCCCACCAATCCCGCATCTCCGCACTTTCGGTGTTGTACTTGATAGACCCGGAGATGGTGCGTTTTTCTTCTTCCTCGGCCGACTGACGGACTTCAATTTTCACTGGCAGCGCCCGAATTTCTTTCGTTTCCTTCGGTACTTGGTTGCCCACTGTCACCACCTCCTTTCATGTACTGCTGGCCGGCCATCGTCAACGGAATGACGTTGCCGTTAAATACAAGCTGATCGCCGCCAGGAAGAGGCGGTTTTTCCTCTAACGCCCTGGCCTCATTCGGCGTGATGAATCCTTTTTCGATCCCGATTCCATACGCTTCATATCGCGTCTTAATATCGCTCCGAAGCATACTGTCGACATTGAATTTTACATAGTAACCAGCGTCAATCTCGCTGTCCAGAAACAGTTTATACGTCATTTCTTGCTCGTACATCGTCAAAATCGGGAGCAACGTATCTACATAGAACTGCCGCTGCTGTTCGGCCACATTCGTATGAGTTGCCCGGCTTAAATCGTTCAGCTGATGCATCTTAATCCCGAACACTGTGGCGATTTGCCGGATGGTGAGCTCTGTATTTTCAAGAAATTGCGCATCGGACATCGATAAACTGATCGGCTTAAACTCATATCCAATCGGCATAAGCGCGATTCGATGGCTGTTTTTCAGCCCCGATGACATTTCTTCGAATTTTTCCCGGAATTTCTTTTGCGCTTCCGGGTTCAAGTCTCCCACATACTGAACGATCCCTTTCACTTGCAGCCCTTGTTTGTAAAAATTATTGATAAACCTGCCGGCCGCAGCTGCATTCTCCACCGTCGCCCTCAAATAATCGAGAGGAGGAATGCCAACGATCCCGTCGAGCGTAATGCCGCTTTTAAAATGCAAAATTTCATCCGGCATAAGCTTTCTTCTTTCTGTCCCGACGTCAACTTCATACCAGATTTTATTTTTGCTGCTGAAAAGGCCCACGTCGTCAATCCAAATCTTCACCCTACTTGAATCAATCGGCCAAAACGCCACAATCCGGCCCTTTTCATCCGTCTCAATGTTGACATAGGCATTGCCATACGTGTTCCGCTGCGTCTCGTTGCACTTGGCAAAGTCGGACGCCGACATATACGGATTCGGGCGAAGCTTCAACAGCTTATATAAATAGTGTTTGGTCGCCTTATTGACCCCATTTTCGTCCTCTCGATAAATCTTTAAGGGGAGCTTCGAAATCGATTCAGCCAAGATTTTAATACAGGCGTAAACCGTCGCTTCTTTCAAAGCATTTTTTCCGTAAACATTCACATCACCGGGAGAAATGCCGAGAAAATCTAAAAGAGCCGGATCGTTCAAGCTGTATTCCGTACTTCTCCGTTCCCAAGCGCGTCGGAAAAACATTCAGTTCTCACCTCCCTCACGGCGGATAACGCTTCGGTGGATGCAGCGCTGCAAAAATGCCGATGGTTAAACAAGAAAAACCAAGCACATACAGCCCTGCCGTCACGCTTAACCGGAACGTCGCGACGTTAATGAGTATCAGACCAATGAAAATAAAAAAATCTTCCGCGTAATCACGAAAGATTTTCCGGAATTTCTTCACTTTATCAACCCCACAGTCTGTCTAAAAAGTCATCGGTCGCAAATTCCGATACGTCAACCGACTCGGCATTCGCAAACATCGCCCGGGCATGGGCGTTAATAAGCGCCGCCAATGGGTCGATCCGGTCCGTGCTCTTCGATTTATCGAGCATAATGTTCTCCTGGGCGTCTTTTCGTGTCACCGCGTTGCCTACCGCCCATGTGAGAACAGGATTTTGGTTGTGAATGATCTTCTTTTCAAACACTTTTGTCCGGAAATTTTTCGTTGGCTCTGTCAAATAGCGAATCCCCTGCGGAATTTCTACTGTTGTGAAGCCATCCGCCTCAAGCTCTTGCATCAAATGCCGCGCGTTGTACTTGTCATAGCAAATTTCCTTGACCAAAACACCGTATGTTGGCTCAATCGACTTGATATATTCGCGCACAAACGTGTAATCGACGACCACTCCCGGCGTGGCCGTGATCCAACCCTGGCGAACCCACTGATCAAACGGCATTTTATCCGTTTTGACCCGCTCATCGAGCTTTTCTTCTGGTATAAACGAGTGAGATAACACCACAAATTGGCCGTCATTCAACGGAATTTCAATGGAAACGCTCGTTAAGTCGGTCGTGGCCGACAAGTCCACGCCCACATACGCATCCAATCCGCTGATATCCGGCAGGTTTTCCACGCCGCAGGCCGCCCAGCGCTCGGCGGAAATGTAGGCTTGCTCTCGCTTATTGATCCAGACATTCATGTTTTTGGTTAAAAAATCATCCATTTTGTCCGGTTTTTCAAGCGCTTCTTTGAGCTTGGCGCGAATATTTTCAATCCCTTCCGGATAGGAAGCCGCAATCGGGTTCGCTTTCAGCCATGCCTTTTCATCCTTAATGTCGTCAATCAGATTTCCGTCCTCATCTTTGTCCAGTTCATTGACCATCGCAAAGTACTGGTCGTTTTCAACAGGGCTGTTCGGATCAAGAAGCTTCGAAACATATTGGTATTCACTTCGATAGCAAGGATTATTTAAGTTCGTGCCGGCCGTTGTGATAATCATTAGCAACGGTTGTGCCCTAGCAATCATACCAGAGTCAAGAATATTGTAAATTTCGTCCGTTTCGTGGGCGTGATACTCGTCAATAATGCCGCATTGTGGATTTAAACCATCGCCAGTCTTCCGGTCCTCTTTGGAAAGGGGCCGTATAATGGACCGGCTTTTCGGATGATGGATGGCCCCGTACTTCACTTCATATTTTCCTTTCAGTTCAGGGCAGCCGGCCAGCATTGCCTCGGTTTCCTTCCAGACAATTCTTGCTTGTTCCGTTTTCGTTGCACCGATGTACACCTCTGACATGCTTTCTCCGAACGCCATCGCCTCATAGGATGCTACACAAGCCAAGCTTTGCGACTTGGCGTTTTTCCGGCCTACTTGCCAATATCCCTTTTTGAAGCGCCGGTAATCTGTATCCTTGTGCACCCATCCGTAAATATTTCCGAATACAAATACTTGTATTTCATGGGGACAGATATGCTGCCCTTTTAACACGCCTTTGGTATGCTTAAAGAGCGTCATCCACTTCAGAAAGCGCATCGCTTTCGTTTCGTCAAAGATATAGGGGAAGGCATCGGTTCCCTCCCGTTCAATATCCCGCAAAAAACGCAGGCAAGCCCATTTATGTTTCTGGCAGGCGATCACCCGGCCGTCGATGACATCATGGGAGTAGTCAATGAGCCATTGCTTCAGGCTCATACATCACCAAACTCCTGTTCAAACGGCGTCGGCTGCTTTGGTTCTTCTTTCGGCAAAGCAAGTTTCGCCCGGGAGCTTGGCGTCAATCCAAATTCAACGGCCAGCGATTTCATTTGCTCGTGCAGCTGCTTTTTCTTCGTGAGGAGAGGGTGAGGCACCTTGTTCGTTTCAGCCGCCTTGTTCGTATACTCCACCATCAGCCCTTCCTCCTCGATGATCTGCGAGCACTTAACATAGTTAGAATAGGCATCGCAGTACAAGGCAAGAGCATTCACATCGACATTCGTGACCAGCCCGATCTCTTTCAGTTCCTTCACGATCCGCTTAAACTCCTTCTTGGCCACACCGTCGAGCCAGCCCGGAGGTCTCACCTTGTCGTCATTCGGCCGGAGCTTCGCCTCGGCCTCCTTCCGGGCATCGATTTCCTTTTTCGTCAAATGCTTTGTCCCCTGAATTAAAATCAAGTCAACCGGCTTCGCACGTCGGCCCATTTTCAACACCACCTTTCGCTGTAAAAAGTCATCGGAAACCGCGACCCCCTTTTACGTCAAAAAGGGAACTTTGTGCACGCTGAGGGGGGCGCGCGGTCCTGGGCGAGTCAACTAAAAATTTTTGACCCGCCCCTCCCCATATTTTTTCTTGTCTTCAGCCGTTTTCTTGTTGTGATGAGCATGACACAGTGAACGTGTATTGCTAAGCTCCAACCGTAGATGCCAAAACCAACGAACAGGTTTTATGTGGTCCACAACATCAGCTGGCGTGATGCGCTTTTCTTTCAGGCAATCTTGGCACAAATAATTATCACGCATCAGCGCTGCTTGTCTTACTCGTTGCCATTCCTTGCTGTGGTAAAACTCACGTGCTTTCTGATCGCGGATATGTTCATCATAATACCGATGTCGTTCTGCTTTACTTTGTTGTTCTTTATACTGATGTTGTTCGCAGTATCGTCCTTGTGTTAGATTGGGGCAACCAGGAACAGAGCAAGGTTTCTTTGGTCTGCTCGGCATAAAATCACTCCAAATAAAAAAGCACCCCGAAGGATGCTTAATAACTTATTATTCATTCTCAACTCTTTCTCCATCTGGTTTCCTTAGCTCCTTATTATGAAACGCATTTATAAAATTTGCTTGAAAGTAAATTAAGTTTTCAGAGTAATAACAGAATCCTTTCCACACCGAAAAACCTAAATAAATTAAAAGAATAATCATCACACTAGAAAATGCATTATGCCCATATAAAAATATTAGTACTGATACCGAAAGTATTGAGGAAACTATAGACACAAGAAGGGCTCCTAGTCCATGTATAGTCGTCAGCATATATCTATACCGTTCCGTAATATAATCTCTTTGCTCACTGTCAAGCTGGAGCAGTTGTTTTTGCCAATGGTATTCGAACATAAAATAAGCTTTGTGATGCTCAAATCGATATTCATCGATCCCCTCAATTTTTTCCTTATCTTTAATGATATTTAACATTTTTTGCATTATTTTCGATGACTGCTTACTGAAAATCCAGTTTACCGAAAAATACATTTGATGCATCAGATATCCCAAAACAATACCAACAAATCCTAAAGAAACCATAATACCTAGTAGCTGTGTAACAGTAAACTCATTTCCTAAAAAGAATCTCTTTCCATACGAAAGATAAGTAACGTAAGTAAATAATATAAACACCCAGCCTGGTATGCCCCATCGAATCAGATATTTGGTTTCAAAATTCATCATAACGCTTCCTCCCCTTTTGTGTATTAGAATACAACAAAAGGGTCTTTATTCCTGCTCATTTCCTCCTAATCGCCCCACGCACTCTTTTGTACGTTGGACGATTCACTCCCATCAAATCGATCAATTCCCGATGACTCAATTTCTCTTTTCGTTTTTTCTTCCGTTTTTTCATGTTCATCACTCCAAAGCAAAATAAAAACGCCTGTCATTTAGACAGACGTTTGAACCTTTTCAATGATAATTCCGTTTTCATCTGGGAATAGATAAAGCTTGTTATCGACGTTTCCAATGTAATATCGTTTTCGAGGTAAAATTTTAAGTTCACGTGCTAGAAGGTCATCCTCATATTCTTCTTTGATTGTTTCGCTTCGAATCATCATTTGCAATTCTTCCCATGTAATATCGTTAATTTTCCGCTTGGCTTGTTCAAATAACCTCCAACTAGTATACGGAGTTAATTTATAATCACCAATAACAAACCTCACAATTAACACTCCCGATCACTTTTTACAAACATTTTATCGGTTATCAATTGCTTTGTGTATCATTTTCACTGAAAAACGCCCCCCGATCGGAGTGACGCCCTGCTTCAACATATCCCACGATACCATCATAACACGTCTAAACAGAAATATTCTGTCATCTTTCTGCCAAAAATCTGCCGTTTTTCTGACAAAAGTCTGCCGTTTTTCTGACAAAAGTCTGCCGCTTTTTTTATTTATTGATAAGTTTTTTGTAGTCATCCCAATCTCTAATAATTTCTGCGGTCCAAGAAACTAATAAGCAAAGACCATTGTTTTCAATACCCCATTTTCTTCTTTCATTACCTGCATGTACATCTGACATGTTACGAAGAAGAACATTAAGATCCTTAAACTTTTTAATTTCTCCTTCTTCCAATTACCCATATCTTCTATTTTGTGTAATTGGGTAATTCGCTGAATCCCTTGATATTCCTGCATTCTCCCAATATGTAAAAATGAATTACACACTCTATTATTTATGCATAATTCATAAAGGACAAAAGAAAAAGTGCTCACTTCTTCAGAGTTATGACACTATTCGTTTTAATGAAATAAAAAACGCCGATTTCCCAGTCAGGGAATCGACTTTGAAAACTCTTATTTCAACTAACACACCTAATAGTTTAAGAATATTTTTTATGGTTCACTAATCCCCTTTGCCAATAGCAAAAGAAAAGCAACGGCCAAAACCGCTCCATTTCCTATCAAGCTGATAATTAGCAGAAAGAAACGTTTCGTCATCAACCACGAGAACGCCGCGAATAAAATACCAATAATTGATAAGATGACATAAATTGTGATCACGAAATAAACATCAGCATTTGGACCTCTTTCAACATAGAAAATAATGATACTTATGATTACAGGCAACAAAGATGCGACACCCAATATATTTCCTACTTTTTTCTTGTTTAACACTACAAAACCTCCTTCTGTTGATCATAAACAACTGATCATAAACAACAAACACTAAAATTGCGGGCAAATCAATATGCCATCAAAACACCTCCGATTTCTAACATTATACATTATGATTCGTTACACAAGTTCATTCAATTACAAATTTGATATAACTATTGGATGTAAGCAGCTTATTCAACAAACCTGCCCCGTTAGTTGACCAAGAAATTGTTCCACAACTTTAAAAAATGCGCACTTCAAATCTTGAATTTCGTCATGGCTCGATCCATCGAATCCTGGTTAACACCAATATACTTTAATGTAATCGCTGGCGACGAATGGTTAAAAATTTCTTGCAGCATGGCCACGTCTTTGGTTTGCTGGTAAAAGTGATAGCCGAATGTTTTGCGGAGCGTGTGTGTGCCGATTTCATCCAAGTGAAAGCGCTCAGCTACCTTGCGCAATATTTTGTAGGCCATGCTACGACCGATTGGCTTATTGCGCCCATTACGGCTTTTAATTAAGTATTCATCGTCCTCTTTCCCTTCGATGTATCGATTCAGCTCCCGCTTCAAAGACGGAGTAATACGGATCCTCTTCTGTTTACCGGTTTTCTTTTCGCGAATACTAATATGCGTCCCCTTCACATCACCGACTTTAAGCTTTAAAATGTCGGAAATACGAAGCCCTGTATTTATGCCAATTAAAAACAGCATATAATTCCGCTTGTTCTGTTCTTTCAAAAATTGCTTAATCGCTTCAATCTTTTCTGGATCGCGAATCGGCTGAACAAAATTCATGATGAAATCACCTCGCTTTCTTCCTTTTTGTACACTTCGATTTTGAGAGCAAAGGCTAGCTTATAAAAGGCACGTGACTTTATGCGATAATACTTGCGCTCGCTCATACCGAGGTCGTTGTAAATTTCGTAATCATATACATCGTCTTCGGACATGTAACGCCGGATGATAATCGCCCGTTCCCATTTACTCAGACGATTGACCGCTGCAGCCATACGTTTAACGTATTCATCACGTTCCCGCTCGTAATCAGCGCTTCTGATGGCCATTTCTTCAGTTGAGGAATGGAATTTATTTGTATTCGACGGAGGAACGAGCGAATAGTGTTGGGTTACTTTCGGTAGTTGATCTAATCGCAAGGTGAGTAAATAGACACGATATTTTTCTAATGCCGCTTCCACTGCCTTTTTGGTAGCAACGCGATCAATTTCAGGTAAGGTAAACTCTAATTGTTTTTCCATCTTCTCAACCTCCGAAATGAATAATTAACGCTGACGAAAAGCGCCGCCTTTGGCACGACGATAAACTGGACGATTAACCCCCATCAGTTCTTTTAGTTCCCGCTCGGTAAATCGTTCTTTGAAGCGTTTCGGTTTAGGCTCTTTCTTATGCTTATCTGTTCGAAACATCTTGTTCGCTTTCATCCATTTTTGCAATTGCTGCTGGATGGTTCTCATGACACATTCCTCCCATCGTTTTTGTTGCAAAAGAAAAGAGGACACCAATCATACAGAGATAGCCATGCTACTCTGCACAATCAGTGTCCTCACGCTCTCGGTCTTGGACATACAATATTAATTTATAACTTTCAAAGAAATCACTTTTTTATCTTCCTTTTTCTTTGTTATGGCTAACATATTGCTAGGAAGATTAACAAGTTCTTCAATAAACTGAGGATGAAATTTTAGCTCAGATACTATTTCTTCTGGTCCTATGACATTATTATTTAGTAATAACTCGATTGATTGCTTAAATAAAGAAGGTTGAGCTCTTTTTATGATATCATCAAAAGGTTCACGTGTTTTCATTTTTCTTTGGGACATTTGCTTTTGTAGGTATTGGTATTGATTGTAATTTATTAACCCCATATGATAACTTCTTACAATCATCGCATTTATAGAAACCATCCAATATTTCTTTAAATTAATAAACTCCTCTAGCTTAAATGAGTATAGGGAGTTGGAAAATGCCTTCCTCGGCAATAATAGCGCAGCTGCAAAATAATTCGCTTGTCTTTCCATTTCACGGACTTCCTCATTACTTAACTGTTCCTGATCATCGATCCATCCGTGCATTAAAATATGACCTAGTTCATGCGCTGCGTCAAACTGCCTTCGAACAGCCGAAAACTTATCACTACCTAATACCACGAAGTAATAATCCTGTCCATTATAAACTCTTTTTTGACAAAAAGCATCGATGCTTTGGGAATCCGTCCGAACCGTTGTAACAAATATACCGTTCTTCTCTAATTCAAAAACCATATTCGTTATAGGTTTATCACCTAATCCCCAATGTTCTCGAACTTTTTCTGCTAGCAATTCAATATCCTCATTTGTCCAATTCTTATTATCAAACGATTTAGTATCAGGTAAATTAAGCTCGGGAAAGTTAACATACTTCTCTAAAAACTGCTGCACATCGAATATAAAATCAACTCTCACCTTCTGCGCTTCTCTCAATCTTTTGGTTGCTGTTGAATTTGAACGGAAAAATGTATTACCGATATAATCAACAGATTTGTCTTCTGCATAAAAGAAGTCCCTTGGAAATTGGAGTACATTTGTTAATTTGAATATACTTTCTAAGCTCGGGGGGGTTTTTCCCTGTTCAAATTGGGAAACTGCCTGCCTTGTGACGCCTATCTTATCAGCTAACTCCGTTATAGTCATCCCCCTAAAAACTCTAGCTGCTTTTAGTCGCCGTGGATTGAATTGCTTAGAAAATCCTCCTCTTTTCATATTGAATACTCCTTTACTACCATAGGGACCTCATCATACTATTAACCATTTTCTTCCTCTTCCTGTTTTTCATTTTCTTTCTCTTCCTGTTTTTTAAGAGTAATTCCTAAATCTGGAGTTTCTTCATCTTCGGCTCCAACTTCATAATCAACAAACTGATGAGAAACAGGTATAAACTCACTCCATAGCTTCTGCTCAATCCAACTATCCATAGTATGATTCGGTACCCCTATAGCTATATTTTTCAAATCGCCTTGACTGTCTAATTCATACGTTACAATTGCCAATGTTTGATAATTAATCCCCGGATCGGATTCTTCATTAAACTTCTCACCAAATACCAGTTGATTATCTTCTATAGACATAGCCAACTGCTTATCATATTTTTTATTGACAGCAGCATACTCACGAATATATTTTGACACACCATCTTCATCTACAGTATTAAACAATTTTTTAGGTAAATTTTCTACAGAATCTACTTTTTTCACAATAATTAAATTTTTTCTTTCGTGATCAAGTAACTGTACATGCTTATGCGGTGATCTGCCGGACGGAACCACCTTATACGTACAAGAAAATTGGGGATTATGCTCAACGAATTTAACAATAGCTTTATGTACCTCGTCTCCCCTCTTATGCCCTAAGTGATTAGTTGTTGGATCATCTTTTACTTGTTCTGAATATTCTTTATGGGATTCAAGTGCTTCGTTGATAGCAAAAACCAACCCTTGTATAAACTCAGGTGGGTAATCAATATTGTATGTGATATTCATTATTTCCTATCCCCCTTTTTGATATTCATTTGTAAATATTTTTTCTTTTTCGGGGGTATTTTGTCAAGTATATTTAATTTTTTGAAAACAATATTAGTTAGAATAGTTCACTCTCCTCGAACTTAATTCTTGCTTCACCTCATTTAGTTAATGTGACATTAAATTAACTCTTGATAATCCCATAACCCAAGCTGACCTTTTGCTGGAATTGGCTTTTTCAACATCTTCACATCGGATAATTTCCACGCATATCTTCCTTCACTGAAATCTCCAAAGTGATACTCATTACCGGAAACAATATAACTTCCGTAACCTAATATGGCCGAATTTCCTTCATCTTTTATTACTTCAAAACATTCCTCAAGGTGGGCAGTAGCCAGTATCATTCCTATTGGTAAATCATCAAAAAGAAAAATTCCGTGTTTATTCAAAGTTTGAATTATTGGTGTCATTTTGCAGGCTACACGATCAATTTTCTTACTTGCATGTATTGCTAACTCTCCACGATATTTCGTTTTCCATGACCTGGTTTCAAACTTTTTCTCACCAAGGGCGATTAGTGTTGCCCATGGCTGTATGATCGAAATTACTTTCACTCTAACTTCTCCTTCCTGCACAGTATTCGTCGTACTGTTCACTAAACAAAAACTACTGTTTCTTCTTCTTCCTCGTCATAAACAGCAATCCAAGGGACTGTTTGTAGTTTCTTTCCGCAAGCTTCACACTCTAATTCTTCAAAATAATAACTTGATTTCTGACTATTTACGACCTCTCTTAAGTCGTAGTCCGCATAATCAAAACCCATTGGATTTTTGCACTTTGGACAAGGGAAAGTTAATACTGGCATTTTTATTCTCCTTTCTTATTGCACATTTTGTGTCTGCTGTGTTAAAGAATGCTTATTTTGTTTACTTAGTTTCATGTAAAATCTTCGGGATACGTATCAATCAACCTCTTCCCATCCACCATCTAGTTGTTCCTCTCTCCATTGTTCATACTGTTCTTGTATTTCTTCATCTGTCATATCATCATCAAATTTCACGATTTCCTCTCTTTTACAACCAACTAAACTTATGGATAAAGTGAATCTAACTTTTCTCATATTTTCATTCCTTCCTTCGCAGTATATGTCTACTGCGCATTAACTTTTTCTTTGCATTTGTCGCAAGCAACAGTATTACATAAAACATTCTTGCCTTTTATAATCTTCCAATCGTGAGGAAACCACTTTACATTTACTGATTTAACAATAGGAGCAAATAACAAGCGCCATTTCTTCGCCTCCTATGTGTCTGATATGCAGTATACAATGCTTATTTTGTTTCCTCCAACACCGTTTCCAGCAATGCTTGCACCTGCGAACGCGTTCCCGGTCCACCACGTTTTAGTAGGTCAAGTGTTTCAGATATACTTTTCTGGGCTTGCTGAAGTTGTCGCCGTAACTGTTGTATTTCCTGCCTTAATTCGTATTCGACTTGTGAAGCGAATTCATATCGTTTTTCTAGTCTTTCGATTTCTTCTTGTGCTTGTTGGAGCTGCTGCAACAATCCAAATTCATCGAAATGTTGTTCCTGCCATTTCACCCAATATTCAAAACCGTATTTAGTCGGGTCTTCCACTTTGGCTATCTCATGATCTTCAACGACATAAGCCATCTTAATTACCTTTGCTAAATAAACTTGTTCATCACCAGTGAAAAATTCATAATCATCTTTTTCTGCTTCAAACTCTTTCAAAGCTTCTTCAAGCGTTTCGTGTTGATAAATTTCTCCTTCATGATTAAACACAACAAACAATTGTTTCTTTTCCACTTCCGTATTCCTCCTTTGGAAACAATTACTCTTGTGTTTCCTTAAAACGGAAAATCATCATCATCCGGCCACGGGCAGCAAGCTCCCCAGTTTGCCGGATCCGCACGCCAACGATCCACTTCGATCTCTCTACACTTTTGCTGCAAGAAATTAATAAATTGACACAATGTCGTGCTATCCGGTCGCCCCATTTGACTAATTGCAAAGGTGAGATATGTCTCAAGCTCTAACGCATCGTCATCCGATATCGGCGGCAACATGATTGGCATTTAGATCACCCCAAAAACTCATAAATATTGGTCTGCCCTTCTGGGACGACGAATGACGATACCTTTTTTCGAATATGCAATTCCCCGGCTGATACTTCATGCAGCGCTTTGTCTGTTCTGCAAACAGGACATTGCACAAGGTGCTGCTCCTCAAAACTTTGCGACACAGCGAAAAGCACGTCGCATTCCTGGCACTCATACACATGAACGAGAATTTTCACCTCAAAACAACTCGCTTTCCTCATATTTGATTCGCGCAGTTTTCCCTTTTGCCGTTTCAATGATCGTAAAACCATGCTCTACCGCTTCCGCTACTTTTGCTTTTCCTTGCACACCATCGATGACAAGCACGAGTACTTTTCCCGGAACAACGGGATGTGAAACGGTCATGTTATTGATATCGATTGGCAATTCTTGAGCTCTTTTGCTCACCAGAATCCCTCCGTGGTATAATAGTGATGTGTGGTCAGGAGAAATCCTGGCTTTTTTATTTTGCTTCACATTTTGCGTTTCCGGCTCCGTGGCCAGCGCCAATCGATAAGGCGGCGATTGTCGTGGTCGTAATATTTTGGTCTTGGACGGTTCCGATAGGCTTCTAGCTCTTCGGGTGTTAAATAGCTGACAGTTACTGGTCTGTGTAATGATTTACGGCTCATGCAATTTCCTCCAATCGACGTTTGATTTCATTGCGTGCCATCTGCTTGTAGCAAGCAGGACAGTCTTCATAACGTAGAATGATTACTAATTGTTTGAGCGTCGCCTTGGACCAATCCATCGTGATTCTCCCCTTCTACACGTTCATATTCCCGTTGTACTTCTTCCAACGTCAGTTTAGAAAAGGCCCTTCCATCCGCTGCTCGAAAAATACCTTTCCGGCGCAGACGCTGGATCAATACATACTTCAACAGCAATCCCAAGGCCATTCCTCCTTCCGCTTATGACTTGGAAAAGAATCGGTCTAGCCTGGATATAGGGTATGCTTTTCCATTTATGCATACCGTGACAAGATTGGCTTTTGTGATCCCATATCGCTCTAAGACATCGAGCAGATCGGCTTCGGAACGGATGCTGCCAGTAAAACCAATAATGCTACCAACATCGCTTCTATATTCAAGGCGTATCCAAATCGGATATGGCATGGCATTCACCTAATCACGGTATTTTTTTAGCCGCTCTTCCAGCTCACGCCTCTTTCGCTCTAACTCTTCTGGATCATCAGACTCCTTGTTGTTTTCATATTGCGAATAGTCAGTATTCAGCCAATCTGGAACCATTTCCGTTCGCACGGGCTTTCTAGATCGTTTTTTTGCTTGCTGTTCTTTGAAAGCAAGTTGCGCAGCACGAACTTGTTCGACTGTTCGATATCCCTTTTCAAACCAGTCACGCAAAATGGTTTCAACGTATACCCACTTTTTCGCACCGTTTTCTACCGCGATTTTTAATGCCTCGAGAACCAAATCTTCAGACGTATCATCTACCCATGCATTAATTTTTTCCCTAAGATAGTCGCTAATCACTCCAAAACCGTTTTGTTCGTAGAAATGAATAATCTCTTTGTAGTTACGCACGCGCGCGTCTTCTTCTACTTCTTCTTTTTTTATCTCTGTAGTAATCTCTGTAGTATTCTCTGGTATTGGTCTGTTCAAATTGAGCGGATCGTCTGTCCAATTTGAACAGATGGACTGCTCATTTTGAGCAGATGGACTGTCGATTTCGTCAGTCGACTGCTCATTTTGAACAGTCGAGGCGTCAGATTGAGCAGTCGATTGTTCATCTTGGAACTGCGTTAATTTTTCATAATTAATCCGATACCATTTGGTTTTATCGATCTTGGAACGATTAAAATTTCCAGTGATAATGAATCCTTGCTTTTCTAACTTCGTGATAATGCGGCGGATTGTGCTCTCCGACCAGAACGGGAATTGCTCCCGCCATTCTTCGTATGTGTTGTATACCCATTTATGCCCTTCATAAATGTGGTTGCTGCGTTCTAACCAGTAATGAAGCTGTTGCAAGATGATGCTTTCATTTAAACCGACGGCCGCCGCTAGCGATGGCAATATCACGAGTGGCTCTTCATCTAAAAGAAGCCTTGTTGCCATTTTGCATGCCTCCTCTCCCTTTACTTGAAAAACGATCTATTTTGTGGCATGATGTAAATCAGTTGATAAATTCTGAAATGAAAAATTGTATACCACCTTTTCCAAGCTGATTGGCTATTTCTGAAGCGATTTGACGGCATTCAGAAACACTCAAGGCATATACAAGCGCTGTGTGAATCGTTTGGAAATGGCCATTTTCTTTTATGGTGAATTCCACTTCAAATAGCATATTTTCTCTTACGAAGCACACATTATAGTGAATGCTTCATTTTCCTCCTTTCATATGACGTGTTGAATGCCGCCTCTCTTTTTCAACTGCCAAAGCTTGTTGTAGACGGATTTTTGGCCTCGATCCAGTTTTTCTGCAAGCTGATCGATTGTCAAAATGTGTTGATGATGCCATAAGTAAAACTCTTCTTCGTTGGTCCATTTTCCTTTTTTCTTTGTTTTTTCCGTTTCTGAAACGGCGATAGATTCCTTCTCTAACATGGATGACAACTGGCGCATTTGCTTGCCGATCGGGCAATCCGTTAGGCATACGCTGTTTTTTCTTTCACTGCGCTCTTTGCATGAAGAACAATGCGTATCAAGCAGATTGATAATCTGCAGACGAACCTGCTTTTTCTCCTCCTTGGTCACTTGTTCCCCCACCCTCATCACTGCAACCGGGATACAAAATCAATTTGGATGCCCCGTTTACGCATTTCATTGATAATTTCCATCAACTGTGCACGGCGGGCTTTTTTCATTTCGATTTCCTGCAACTTTTCGATTAAAAACTGTAGTTCAGAGATTTCGATTTTTGCAGATGCATAGTCATTGTTCACGAGTGCGTCGTGTACGTACTCGACGCAACACAAAGCTTTGCAAAGAAGGTCCAGTTCCTGCACATGTAGAAATGTGTTATCCCTCAATGCTCAATACCTCCTTTCCACTCTGATCAGATGTGCTAATGCACATCGACCGGAGTGCAAGATGTTGGCAGGCTGGGGGCACACCCACCGGCTTGCACTGCCGTCGACAAGCATTAGCTTGCCGAACTTGCTTTATGTCGCAAGTGATGGTATTTTAAATTTAGGAATGGTTTTTAGTGGCAGTGAGCCGTTTAGCTTGCTGCTTTTTCTTTTTCGAATCGACGGTAAAGTTTTTCTTTGGCAGCTAATTCTAACGCCATCAACAACGTTGGATTGCTCCGCAGTTCCGCGCAAACTTCCCTAACCTCTGCCGCTTTCATCAATCGGCTTGCTGAAAGTACCGCGTACATTTAAAATCACTCCTTTCATTTTCGGATGAATCCTTTCGATTGCAGTTTCGCACGATGCTTTTGCCACATCTTGAACCAAGAAAAGCCGTATTCGATGCAAATAACAGCAACGTATTGAGTAAGTGCGACAATGGCGTCAATCGCTTGTAAGATAACTTCCTCGAGGTGCTGTTTATCAAACTCTCGTATGGATCGAGGATGATTGGCAACACAGATACTTTCGATTGCCTCAAGCGCTTCGATGAGCTCTTCTTTTGTTTTCATCGCCACGCTCGCCCGGTGAAGATCAACGACTTCCCCGTCCAGCTTCACAGGTCCCCATCCTGTGTATTCTGCTGCCGCTTCCAGCGCGACCCATGGATTGTTATGCTTTTCTGCAAAGTATTTCGAGATATTGGGCTGTACTCGGTAGCGGCCGTTCTCCTGATGTGAAATAGATTCACGAGATTCATAAATTTCAAAGGAAAGCTGCTGTTGGGTCATATTGGCTGCTTTCCTTGCTGCTTTGACCGCGTCGGCGGCTCTACCACGTTTCATGTTTCCTTTTCCCCTTTCTACCAATCTTTACAAATATGCATGATATGCTATAAATAGAGGCACTTACATCGCCACAATCGTAGATTCTTGTTCTCGGATCCACGCATCAATCGCTTCACGACTGAATAAAATACGGCGTCGGATTCGAAAATGAGGGATTTGCTTTTGACGCACCATCGCATAAATCGTGTCGCGATGAACACCGAGATATTCAGCTACCTCCTGGACAGTAAGCGTTTTGCGTTCCATCGGATCGCCTCCTTGTAGGATTTTCCTCTTTCCTGTCGAATTAGGACGATGAAAGGGGGTGAAAATTCAAATGAATGATAATTTTGAGCATCAGTTAAAAACCATTAGCTTTCTGATTTCCGAAGGATTTAATGCTGCTAAATACTGTCACGAATTAATATTTGCTGAGGATAGAAAGAACAATATCAACTTAGCACTTACATTTTTAAATCAGGCTAATACATTTATCACTTCAGCAAAGGCGATATATGTTCAATTTTCTTTGGAAGGCGAGAGTCAAGAACTAGAAGACTTTTTTCACCAATTCAGTGTATTTAATAAAGAAGTGCTGACTAATGTTAGAACTGGCCATAGTCATCAATGGTCGGATATTGAATTTAGACGATTAGAAAAAGAATTTAATGCGTTAACAGATTTTTTGAACATTTGGAGGAAGTAAAAAGTTTTATGACTTTGATAACAATCGTTTTAAGCGATTAATGCTGCTAGATATTTTTGATACCGAATTTTCTAGCTCTATCATTTTTCTAGACTGCCATAAGATTTCTTTTGCCAAATAACTTTCTGGATCTATGCCAACAATCAATTCACTTTGTTTTGCTTTTTCGATTTCTTTCTGGATAATTTCTTTTGTTGAGTTTGGTAAATCATTCAAATGTTTTTCTGTTTCAGCCGTCGTTGCCGCGGCGGCTTCTTTTTCAAGCTGAGAAACACGTGCTTCTAATTCAGAAAGACGTTGTTCGAGATTCATTTAGCTCACCTCCTTTAAGGAGTTAGTAGTTGAACGTTACTCCTAAAGTTATTTTGCCATTTTGGCAAAATTAACTTCAAAAAAAAGTTGATCGATTGGCACGTTGAGAATTTCTGAAACAACAGCTAACTTATCGGCTGGAAATTTAACTCTCCCAGTTTCAAGATAGTAATATCCATTGGGACTTTCATATCCAAGCAATTCAGCCATTTTTTCCAAAGATATATTTGCTTCCTTACGAAGTTTCTTTATTTTCTCTAAATCGACTTGTTTATTTTTCAAGTTCTCACCACCTTTTTATTACCATTTTGGCAATCACACTTTTATATTATATTACCATTTTGGCAAAGTCAACACTTTTTTACCTTTTTGGCAAAAATATTTTTTACCACATTGGTAAGTGATAAAATTTAAATAAAATATAATAATAAATTCTTGTATATAATCAGACGAAAAGGTGTTAAAAACATGAATATTTTGGGAAAACGCCTAAAATATCTAAGAGAAAAATTTAATTATTCCCAAAAGAAAGTTGCTGAAGCTATTGGTATATCCAATGTTCAATTATCCAGATATGAATCCGGGGACCGAAATCCAGACCCAGAACTGATTGCAGCGTTTGCTGACTTTTACGGTGTAACCACCGATTATATCCTTGGTCGTACAGATGATCCTCAAGGCTATGCTCCAGAAACCAATATAGACAACATAAAGGATACAAAAGAGCTGAACACCCTTATCAAAATTAACGAACTTATTAAAAAATACGGCATTGAACAAATGGGCTTCTTCGATATTGAGAAATGGAAAAGCCTATCGGAGGAAGAGATCGAGGAGATCATAAAGCACTTCGAGTGGGTTGTTCATAAAGCAAAAGAAAAGAATAAAGCAGCAAGAGAAGGCACCGAAGACTAACTTAGTTTTGGGTGTCTTTGGGAGTAATGCAAATTATGAGTATACTCGGTAGCCGTTTAAAAAAATTAAGAGAAAAGCACAATCTTACCCAAGAACGTGCTGGAGAAATTTTTGGTCTTACGAAATATCAAATTCACCGTTACGAATCAGGTATAAGCAATCCTGATCCTGAATATTATTAATAAATTTGCTGATTATTACGGTGTGTCTGCAGACTACCTCCTTGGTCGTACGGATAATCCAAATCCGCCAGAGAAGGATGACATTCCGGAGGAGTTAAAAGACCCAGAGTTTGGGATTGTTCTTCAAGGAACTGGCGGAAGCACCAGAAGAACGGCGCGAGCAGTTCCTCATCGGAAGCCGGGGATAAGCAAAAATAATACGCTGTGAAAGGCGTATATATTTTTATACATCAATTGTTACTTTATGTCTTGTTTTGTATTTTTATAAGATAAATAAATAACACAAAAATCTCATTCTTTTTCACATTTTAATTAGACCATAATAGCTATGGATTGATTCCAAACGAACAATCACGGCACTCTAATGGCCTCATTATCCCCAATCTAATAGCACAAAAAACTAGGTAAGATTAAATATTAACTTCAAAAGCAACTCTAATACAAACTACAATAATATTTCTCTAAAGAGGTGCTATCGATGGCTTATGAAATCAAAACAATTGACATTGATAAAATAATTGTCAATGTATTAAATCCAAGATATGAACCTCAAGAAAGCGAATTAAAAGAGATGGATCTGATAATAAACAATGGAAAAATCATAGAATTAATTAAGGACATCGCTCAGTATGGATTGGATCCAAGTGAAAACTTAATTGTTTCTTATGACAAAGAATTAGATGCATATATCTCCGAAGAGGGAAATAGAAGGATAACAGCAATCAAAATTTTAAATGACCCAGACTTAATCCCTTCCTTTACAAAAAACCGTGATAAGCTCATAAACCAAGTTAAAAAAATAAAAGAAAAAGCCCGTTATAGTTATATAAAGGAGGTTAATTGCGTTATTATTGATGATGAAGATACTAAACATCATTTCATTGAGTTAAAACATACTGGTGAGAATAAGGGTGCAGGAAGAGTTAGATGGAATACAGAAAGTCAAGCAAGATTTAGATCAACAGACAAATTCAGAGAACATTTACTTAAGTTTCTAAAAAGTATTCATCCCGAGATTAAAGATAGCTTTGGTTTAACAACGGTAGAAAGAATTATATCTGATCCAGATATGAGAGATGCCATTGGTTTAACCATTGACAAAAAAAATCAAGAAATCAAATTAATTAACGATAATTCGAAACAAAAATTGTACTTTATATTGGATGGGCTTTTAACCAAAAAATTTAATGTAAATACCTTTCGTCATAAAGAAGACAGACAAAAATTTGCTCAAGACTATTTATTAAACGATGAACATCAGCCATGGAAAGAATTATACATTGAAGCAATTAAAAATAACCAAACTACTAAAAATAACGAAAAAATAGTTCCTACTCAGGATAACTTAAATCAAGATTATTATAAAGAGAGTAATTCTCAGAAGGATCTCCCTAATCGAAATGATCGGGATAAAGGAAATCCAAATCAAAATGATCGAAACCAAGGCAATTCTGATAAGAACAATTCCAATAAAGATGAGTCTTTCATAGACATCTCTAATCAAACATCAGAAAATAAAAATAATAATGGTAGAAAAACTTCTGGCCGTCCCCCTAAAGACATTAGAGATTTTGATATTTTAACTAAGGCAATACCTTTTAAAAACCAATATCGTAAGAATAAAAGAATTAATCAGATCTTAAAAGAAATGTCCCAAATAAATTATAAAGAAAACCCTATTTCTTCGATGTATTTAATTAGAAGTATACTTGAAACATATGTACACAAATATATAGATTATTTCGCTTCACTAGATCGTCATCATCCATATAAAATGAAAAATATTCCCCCTCAGCGAGACAAAAGAAGAAAAGAACTGAAGAATTTAATATATGAGGATATATACAACCACCTAAAAAATGTAATACAGGATTATGCGGACACTTATGAATTAATTCGTGTTACTTTTACAGATAATAATCAGGCTTCGGCAATGCAAATTATCAATTATTACATTCATTCTGGTACTGATTATCCTGACTCGATAGAATTATTAGAAGCATGGAATAAGATTTCAACTATTATTAAGACACTCGATGAATTATTAGCAAAACATGCTGACCAAAAGTAATTTATCCATTTACAACTAGGCTAAGGGTGATAATAAAATGGGAACCTATTCCCTTGTAAGATATGCAGGAGGAAAAGCAAAAGTTTATAATTTTATAAAGCATTTAATCGAGGTAAATGGTAGCACCACCTATATCCAGCCATTTGCAAGTGATACAAGCATAGCAATTCCTTATTACTTTACAATGATGTTAAAAAAATAATTATTAACGATTATGATAAATTAATTTATTCATTTTGGTATTCCGTAGTACATAGATTTGAAGAATTTATTGACACAATCAGAATTGTGACATAACGATCGAAGAGTGATATAAACAAAAAGAGATTCAAGAAGCAAAAAATAATGTGGATGATTTGGTTCTTGGCTTCTCCACTTTAGTCTTGAACCGAACAAATCAATCAGGAATTATTAAGGACGGCGTGATTGGCGGTAAAGAACAAAAAGGAAATTACAAGATTGTCTCTTTAATAAAGATGACATTATCCAAAAAATTAAGTTAATATCAAGTTAAAATATATAACATGAACACTACTAGATTTTATAAGACCCATTGCTCGACTTGTTCTTTAAAGAATTGAAAGAAGCTTCGGAGGAACGGCGTGAACAGTTACTGAAATATGGAAGATTCTTAAAAGTGAAGGAGATCGGGAGTCGGGGGAATAAGCAAAAGTAACACGCTGTAAAAAGCGTGTATATTTTTGTTCGTCAATGTCGTTTTTTGTATTGTTTTGTTTTATTTTGTATTTCAAAATACATTATTATTGATTTTTAGAAAATATTTTTTAAAATTTCACAGATTCCATCAATTTTTAATGAATATTTTCACAACTCTAAGGGGGACTTACAATGTCAACTCATCATAGAAACTTAATAAAAAGCATATATATAAAAAAGTTTCGTAAACTTAAAGAAATTAAATTTGATATTGCTGAAAGAATTACTGTAATAGCTGGCCACAACGGGATAGGTAAATCAACTATTCTTGGACTAATAGCCAACGGATCCGAGTTAAAAGGACATTACAGTTACTTTGACAAGACATTTCAAAGTAAGTTTGAAGAAATATTTCATTTAGATATTAATTATGACTACACCCAAAACCAAGATGAAAAATACTCAGTTATACTAAGCTATAAATATAATAATAATGACATTTATAAATATTGCACAGTAACAAAACATGGTAAAAGATTAAGGATTGTCCCTAGAAATGCAACCAAAGAGGGAAAACAAATAAACCAAGAAATAGATGGTATTGGCACAAGTGCAAAAGTTCCAATACCTACTCTTTATGTAGGAATGAGTAGAGTTATACCAATTGGCGAATCAAAAAGCGAACATTATACTCTAACTCACACTAGTAGTATACACGAAGAAGACCTAAATTACCTTATTGAATGCTTCAAAGAAATAATCGGTAATGAGAAATTGAATAAGGAAAGAGCTTCTAAACAAGATTTAAAATATTCAACTAAGAGATCCATTGGTCCAGACTTTCAAGAGTACTCTTACAAATCTGTTTCATTAGGTCAAGATAGTCTAAGTAGCATTTTGACGGCAGTAATGTCATTCAGAAAACTTAAAAGAGAATTAGGAGACCAGTATCACGGAGGAATTTTAGTGATAGATGAAATTGATGCTTGTTTGCATCCATCAGCACAAAAGAATTTATTGAAAGTACTTGATAAAGCAACAAAACAACTGGATTTACAAATCATTTGTACATCGCATTCACTCACTGTTATTCAGGAAGTATTAGGTAAACAAATAAACACTAAACAAAATAAAAATGACCAGCGATTATACTACAATGTAGTGTATATTCAAGATACTGCTAGACCACGTATAATGAAAAATCCTTCTTATAAAAAAATTAAAAATGATATGTTTCTTCGTTTAAATTCATATCAAGATGACAAGCAAGATGTAAAAATCTATTTTGAAGACGATGAAGCTCTATTTTTCTTTAACCAAATCGAAAAAATTGTTTCAGACAAGTTAGAGATTGAGGGATTACGTTTAGATAAAATAAGTGCTCAAATTAGCTGTGATACATTGTTAAAACTGCCGAGCAAAGACTCTTATTTTCATAGTGTTATAATTGTATTGGATGGAGATGTATCGCAACAGGGAATGTATCACCCTATAATAAATGAAAACGAGAATATTTGTACATTACCCGGTCCCGAATCCCCAGAAAGAATAATTCATCTCTATCTAAAAGAATTGATAGACAATACAGATCATGATTTTTGGACCAACAATCAAGACAATATAACAGTTCAGTTTACCAGAGATACTATCCTGAAGGAACTAGATGAAGAATTGAGTGCTACAAATGGTTCAAACGGAAAACGAAAAAGAAGAGACATGTATAAAAAATGGTTTAATGAATTTAAAACAGTATTTGAAAGAACAAACATAATTAGCTATTGGCTAAACGATAATCCTGAAGAAGCTCAAAAATTCATAGACGGTTTCAACAAATCCATAAAGTACATTCGAACATTTTATATTCAAAACGACCACTAAAAACAATGGTCAAAATCAACAACTTATATTATTATGATTGTAATGGGGGTGATTATAATACCAGTTACAGATTCTCCATTAAGATATCCTGGCGGCAAAACTCAACTAAAAGGTTTTATTAATGAGTTAATCCAAACAAATTCAATAAAAGACTGTACTTATGTGGAACCTTTTGCTGGTGGAGCAGGAGTGGCAATGTCCTTGCTTCTTACTGAAAAAGTTCAAGAAGTCATTATAAACGATATTGATTCATCAATTTATTGTTTTTGGAAATCAATTTTAGAACATACAGATAATTTTATTAAGTTACTTGAAGAAACTCCGGTAAATATAAATGAGTGGTATAAACAAAAGTATATTCAGGAAAATAAGGATAAGTTTAGTGTTTTGGAAATCGGTTTTTCAACTTTCTTTCTTAACAGAACAAACAGGTCAGGAATAATAACTGGTGGACCAATTGGTGGTTATTCCCAACACAGTCAGTACAAAATAGATTGCCGCTTTAATAAAAAAAATTTAATAAAAAAAATCTTAAAAATAGCATCATACAAAAAACAGATAACTGTAACAAATGACGATGCATCAGTTTTTATTGATAAAGTAATAAAATTTCTTGATAAAGACAAAACCTTTATATTTTTTGACCCCCCTTATTATAAACAAGGTAAACATCTTTATACTAACTTTTATACTCATGATGACCATGTACACCTAAGTAAAAAAATTCTTTCGCTGAAGGATTATTATTGGATTACTACCTACGATTTATCAAAAGAAATTATGGAAATTTATAACATAAAAAATCAAAAAATATATCGTCTTAATTACTCAGCAAACAACAAAAGAAAAGCTGCAGAGCTACTTTTTTATAGCGAAAGGACCACTTTACCAGAAACTAATCATATCGAATTAATTTCTAATATCTAACATCTACATAAAAATTTTCATAAAGCCCTTAATTTAGGGCTCTTTCTTTTTATTGCTAAAACGAACATTTGTTCCTATAATATCCCTAGGAGGGGAATAACATGGAACTACACCGCTACTACACGACCGCGTTGGAGGATTGGGTGACTAGGTTTTATACAAGACTAAAGATTTTTCGTCCAGAAGATATTAGTCCGTTAATAATTTCAAGAAAATTAGGCATTTTCCTTCGCGAAAGGCCGTTCCCTTCAACACATCAAGTTGTGGGTCGCTTTCGCTGCATTGTTGTCGACTCCCGACTATCTAAAGAAAAAAAACGCGAAGCCTTTTTTCATGAATTGTGTCACATATTGAGGCACGTTGGTATACAGAGTATGATGCCGGAGGCTTTTCGTGAGTTGCAAGAGCGAGACGCAACTCATTTCACTAAATATGCTGCTATCCCTTTTCATATGTTAAAACTCATTGACTGGCACGAGCCATACATAGTTGAGCATATGTCTAATATGTTTAAAGTGACACCAGAGTTATGTGAAGAACGCTTAACACAGATTAGAAACCGTATATTAGTCAAACAATCGAGTAATGAAACTAAAATTAGCACATTCCAAAGGTAGAACGTCAAAAATTGTACCAAACATTCTCCGAAAATCCCCTTAAGATAATAGTATTGAATGACTGTGTAAGTAAAAGGGAGGATGGCGATGGCCTATTTCCGAAAAGTAAAAGCGAAAAACAAAAAAGGATATACATGGTCTTTTACGATAGATATCGGAACAGGGAAACGAAAACAAATCACACGACGCGGCTTTGAAAGTTTTTATTTTTACGAAAATCTGATCGCTGAAAACTAACAACTAACCCTTTAGAAAAAGGTGATGAATGTGGCGAGCATTCAACGTCGAGGGAAGAGTTCATTCTTGTTGGTAGTGGAAGCTGGCTATGATGCCAAGGGAAAACGGCTTCGACGTACCAAAACGATTCGCATCGAGGATGAGGCTTTGCTTAAGACAACTAAAAAGCTCCGCGATTATTTGAATGAGGAATTGCTGAAATTCAAGATGGAAGTCGAAGCTGGCGAATACATCGCTCCTGAAAAAATGAAATTAGCCGATTTTATTAAAGAGTGGGAAACCAAATACGCGGTAAAAGAACTATCGGAAACAACCTTGAATAATTATTTATCCCATATCAAAAACCACATCCTCCCCGCTCTCGGACATATGCGAATCGATCAGATTAAGCCAGTTCATATTGTAAACTTTTTAGACCAGATCAAAAGAGCAGACGGCAAAAAGAAGCCACTTGCAACAAGAACAATCGAAAATGCCTATCTAACCATTAGAAATATTCTTCAACGAGCTGTCGAATGGCAAATCATTAAATCCAATCCGGCCAGCGCAGTCAAAAAGCCGAAAAGCAAGAAAGAAGCTGTTAAAGAAGTTCAAGTATACGACGAAAAAGAAGTTGAAGCTCTGTTTCGGGCAGTGCAAAACGAACCTTTTCATTGGAGGATTTTTACGACATTGGCGATCGCCGCAGGTTTGCGAAGAGGAGAACTATTAGCCCTTGAGTGGTCAAATATTGATTTGGAAAAGGGCGTTATCCGTATTAATAAAGCCATTGTGAAAGGGCGAAAAAGATCGGTGGAAAAAAGCCCAAAAACCAAAAAATCTAATCGGCTTGTTTCCCTACCGAAATCCGTTGTTGCTGAACTCAAATTATACCGCCGGCACTGGCTAAAACAAAAACTGCAGGCGGGAGACTTATGGAAGGAAGAAAAAGAGTACTTATTTTGCAATATCGATGGTCGGCACTTTTATCCGACCACTCCTACCACCTGGTGGCGGCGTTTTACAAAGCGTGCTGGCATCCGCTATATTCGTCTTCACGATCTTCGTCATACTTCGGCCACTTTATTAATTAACCAAGGAGTGCACGCAAAAATTATTGCCGAACGGCTCGGCCATTCGGATATTCGAGTGACCATGGACATATACGGGCATGCACTCCAAAAAGCAGACCATGAAGCAGCGAATAAACTTGATCATTTATTTACAAACACGTCATCACAGATGAAATAA